AAGCAAAGCAAGCGAAACTTCACCAAGCACGCGACCAAAACGCACTATAAAAACGTAGCTCCTCGACCAATGCGCGGCGGAATACGCCTCTAAGTGCCCTGTTATAGTCCCCTTAAGGGTTACAAGAACCCGGACAACGGTGGAATCATCTTCAAGCCCACAGGGTCCGAAAAAACCCAAATGGAAGTGGCTTGTGGCCAGTGCCTTGGCTGCCGCCTTGATCGCTCTCGCATGTGGGCCATGCGAATCAGCCACGAAGCTTCACTGCACAAAGACACTAATGGCAATGCTTTCGTTACTCTGACATACGACCAGGACCACATACCTCAAGATTGGTCCTTATCTGCACCCAAACTAGACGAAGACGGGAACCAAATCGAAAGCTCCCACTTCCAAAAGTTCATAAAAAAACTACGTAAAACGACACCAAACAAAATCAAATACTACGCAGCAGGCGAATACGGAAATCACTGCCGGCATGGGATCGACCTGGAGAAGGTCGGATGCCCATTATGCAACCTCGGCAGACCTCACTATCATGCATGTCTCTTTAACATCTCATTCGACGACCTGCAGCCATATAAAACCGAACGCGACCGCACTTACTACACCTCACCGGAACTAACAGAAATATGGGGAAAAGGATTCGTAGATGTCGGAAAGTTAGAGTATCAATCAGCCGCATACGTAGCGCGCTACATAATGAAAAAAATAAATGGCGTGAATGCGCCAGACCACTATCAAAACATTGGCGCGTCAGGGGAGATAACTTCACTGACTCCAGAATACGCAACCATGTCAAAAGGAATCGGCAAAGACTGGTTCAAAAAATACGGAAGCGATGTCTTTCCAAGCGACGAAACACCAGTACCAGGACAGGGAGTAATTAAAACTGTTCCCAGATACTACGAAAATCTGTATAAAATCGACAACGAAGAAGAACTAGAAGAAATCAAAGAAAAACGCCAGGACTACAAACGCAGAAACTGGCAGGAATTTGAGTCAGAAAGACTGTACTCAAAGTACCGGGTCAAAAAGGCCCAAACAACAAACCTTAGTAGGAACTAAAAAATGAAAACTATCTTTTGCGCAGTGTACGACAAAGCAACCGCAGCCTATATGCGACCCTTCACAATGCAATCAATCGGACAGGCAACAAGGTCCTTCCAGGACGAATGCCAAAACGAAAACTCGCCAATTGCACAACACCCAGAAGACTATTCACTATTCCAGATAGGATCGTTCACAGACCACGACGGTAAACTCGAACCTATGGAACCAAAGCTCATAGCCCGAGCACACGAAGTACTTGCACTACAGGATAAAAACGCATGAACCCATCAGTTATGGAACACACCTTCTCACAGGTGCCACGCGCAGACATTCCGCGCTCACAATTCAACCGTTCGCACGGACTTAAAACCACATTCGATGCAGACTATCTAATCCCAATCCTCGTCGACGATGTCATTCCAGGAGACACATACAACGTAACAACTACTCACTTTGCACGACTCGGAAGCCCCTTAGTGCATCCGTTAATGGACAACCTTTACCTCGAGACCTTCTATTTCTTCGTGCCCTACAGACTTCTATGGTCATCATGGGAAAAATTCTGTGGCGCTCAAGACGACCCAGAAGACAGCATCGACTTCACAATACCAAAAGTCAGTGGATCAACTGACATTGACCTAAACAGCCCAGTGGACGCAGAATTCGCGGCACTCTGGGACTACTTCGGACTACCAATGGTAGACTCCGCAAACGCATCCCAATTCTCAGCACTACCATTTCGGGCATACAACCTTATATACAACGAATGGTTCCGCGATCAGAACTTACAAGACTCAGTAGACGTTGACCTGGACGTTGGTCCAGACTCAGCATGGTCTAACTACAAACTATTAAAACGTGGTAAGAGGCACGACTACTTCACATCAGCACTACCCTGGCCACAAAAAGGCTCTGCGGTAAATCTACCCTTAGGAACTAGAGCGGACGTAACTTCAGACGCAGCACTAGGAACACAAATAAGCGTCTACTCAACAGCAGAAGCGGCCTATGAACAATTAGAAATAGGCGCAGCATCTACAGTAGCTATGGCAAACCCCTCTGGAACGCACGTAGCATCTTCAGAACTATATGCAGATCTTTCAGGCGCAACAGCTGCAACAGTGAACGACTTACGATTGGCATTCCAAACACAAAGACTCCTAGAAAGAGACGCAAGATCAGGCACACGATACACCGAAACGTTATTAGCCCACTTCGGCGTAACCGTCCCAGACTTCAGACTTCAACGCCCCGAATTTCTCGGTGGCGGTTCCTCAATGGTCCAATCATCTGAAGTACCAAACACCTCAGACACTACCAGCGCAGAGCAAGGCGAATTAGCCGCCTATGGCACAGTATCAGGCAAAGCCGGCTTCACTAAATCATTTGACGAACACGGCGTAATTATCGGACTAGCTAACGTCCGCTCAGATATCACGTATTCACAAGGCGCCGAACGCTACTGGTTCAAAGACACACGTTTCGACTTCTATTACCCCGTACTCTCCCAGATTGGTGAACAATCCGTTCTCAACCAGGAGATCTACTACCAAAACAGCGCAGCAGATGCCAACGTATTTGGCTATCAAGAAAGGTATGCCGAATACCGTTATAAACCTTCACGCATGACAGGCCTATTCAGACCAACTCACGCGTCAACACTTGCGTCATGGCATCTGTCAGAAGAATTTACAACATTGCCAACACTCGGCAATACATTCATAAAATCTAACACTGCAGCACCACTCGATAGAGCAATATCAGTACCATCAGAACCGCAAGTCATTGCGGACTTCTTCTTTGATATGAAATGCGCACGACCAATGCCACTCTACGGAGTACCTGGCAACCTGGACCACTTCTAATGGTAGCCCCAGCGGTAACAGCCGCAGCGATAAGCGCAGGCGCATCAATATTCGGCGGTTTAACATCCGCCAGAGGCGCTGAAAAAGCTAACAAAATGAATCGCGAAATCGCACGAGAAAACAGAGCCTGGCAAGAAAATATGTCTAACACCGCAGTTCAGCGGCGTATGCAAGACATGAAAAAAGCGGGTATAAACCCAATCCTTGCAGGAAAATTCGACGCAACAACACCAGCAGGCAACATCGCAACAATGCAAAACGTCGGCCTCGCAGGAGTCCAAGGAGCACAGGCCGCCGGAGCGACAGCGACCTCAATAGCACAAGTCGACTCACAAATAGACCAGCTAAAATCACGCGCAAATCTAAACGAACAGCAAGCGAAAGTAATGACCTTCGTTGCTAATATGTCCACAAGAGCCTCCGAAGCCGTCGATGCATTCATCGACTTCTTCACCGGCGCAAGAGACTCCCTCCCATTCTTAACCGAACTAGGCGAACAACTTGGAGAGGAGGTATCAGGACTCGTAACCGAAATCAAAGCGCTAATAAACGAAGGAATCGACATGCAATCCGACTGGATGAAATACTTGTCAGATTCCGCAATTCAAACCTGGAACGATATGATGATCCAAATGCGATCAAGGATGCCCGAATAATGTCAACACTACCCGTATTCAATAGCGACTCTTACGAAGACGGTCGCACCAAACAGTCCTTCAAGGACGATACCGATATCAATAAGCTCCTGGCGCGTGCCGCCCAGGGCGACACAATCACACACCTTGCTAAGCACGGCGCAATATACGGAGACTTCTCTGATATTGACGACCTACTAACAGCAAACGCCCGCCTGCAGCGCGGGCAAAAAATCTTCGACGAACTACCCGGCGAAGTAAAACGCGAATTCAACCAAAGCCCAGCGGCTTTCTATAAATTCGTAAATGATCCCGCAAACGCGGATCAACTCGAGCGAGTCGTACCAGGACTCGCACAACGCGGGACTCAACTTCCATCAGTAGCACGAAACCCGCGTACTATGGGTGTATCAGACACCCAAACTCCTGAGCCACCAGGAGAACCCGGAGCGGATAACGCTCCACCCGCTGAGTAGTTCCTACCTCAGCACTAAAAGGGCCTTCGGGCCCTTTTTTTTGCTTGCAAAAACACTCAAGCCAGTTTATGTACTTGATGTAAACTGGCTAGCTGACACAGTCAGCTCTAAACATGAGCACAATTCACGATTAGCGCAGCGTAAAGTGAAAAAAGCTCAATCAAAACAATAACCTAACAGGATATAATATGAATCTTCAAAACAACGTAGGAACGTTCATGGAAAATTCACTAAAAAACAAATACATCTGCACTGTTCAAATTCAAATTGAACATAAAGTAATAGTCACAGCAGCAACTGTCGGCGATGCACGACTGGCTGCTTATGACGTATCAACGGAAGTCTATCCAGAATCACACACAGACTATGTGACAAAAATCGATCAAGTAGTGCCGATAGGCACGGAATCAGCAAGAATCGAAACTGTATATGACTCCGAGGTGGCCTAGGCCACCATAGGCCGGGCTTCCGGCCGTCACCTCTTGGGGTGCCCCGCACCCCCCCTTGTCAAACCTCTTAAAACGCACTACAGTAGCTCTCACCCTCACAGGAAACAGAAAAAATGCGACGCAAATCAATCCCAATGAAGCAAAGCAAGCGAAACTTCACCAAGCACGCGACCAAAACGCACTATAAAAACGTAGCTCCTCGACCAATGCGCGGCGGAATACGCCTCTAAGTGCCC